CACCATAAATAAATAAACCAGCATTATGACTATGGTATCTGTATTTAAACTCATTGCATACATCATGTACTGTATTACGTGGGTTTATGCCTAATATTTCATCTATCATTCGTATTTCAGTGCCTTGTATTTGAAACACTCCACACGGTAAATAAGGATTAACGTTTTCATCCCAAGAAATATGCAAAGCTAATTCAGGATTGTATTCCAAACGTTTAACGTGTTTATCTAAATTGAAGTATTTATAAAATTCTGAGCCTGTACGTTCTTGTAAGTCCCAATTACCTTCAACAAAGACTTGATACTCATACGTGGTTAGCGTTTTAAGTGATTCTAAGTAACTTTCGGGAACAAATGGGTTATCGGTTATCTTTGATGGAATGTATAGCCAATTGTCAGGTAAATCATTTAATTTCCACTTGTTGTATATTAATTCCTTGACCCAGTTATTAGATGGATTACAAGTTGCTAAAATTAACGGTTTTGGTTGTTTGTCAATGATTTGTGAACCAGCACGCTCAATACATTTATAAAATGTTTTTTGTTGCAACTCATTAATTTCTTCTAATAAAAAACCGTTTACTTCTAATCCTTTAAACCTGTTTAACTCTTTGTCATCTGCATAATTTTCACCCATAAAGATAATTTGCGAATCATTACTCAATGTAACTGTTTGTGTATCCTGATTATAAGATTTAATAAATGATTGTGGGCAAACCTTATTAAACGATGGTATTGTAGTTCTTTTAAGTGTTTGTAAAGTATCACGAACTATACACCATTTAGATTTTGGGTACATTTTAGCCAAAAGTAATAATGCTCCAATACCAGCAAAGGTTTTACCTCCACGAATAGCACCACCATACATAATAAAGTTGTAACTATTGCTAAAAATAGCTTCTAAAAACTCTATTTGTTTTGGGAACGGTTCAAATACTATTTGCTTATTAGAGTTCAATTTCGGTGTTACCAATTTTAAATATTTGTGTTGTTGTTTCAACTTCTGCTTTTAAATCTACTGCAGTTGGTACAAGTTTAATCCATATTTTAGTATAAAATGATTCAGGGTTTTCTTTTGCCCACGCTTCTAAATTATGTAAATCACTTGCTTGAAGTAACTCAAAAACTTTTTGAATTGACTCCTTAGCAGTTGCTGTATTTTTGTTTGGTGTACCTAAAGCACGACCACCTTTTTTTTTCTGTCCTTCAATAAATGGCATACTATTATTATTCTTTTTTAGTACAAATATACAAATTAATTGCAATATATTACAAAATCAAAACCTTTTAAGTGTACCAACTGACAAATTGGAGCTATGTATAAAATTTCAAAGTATTTCATTAGAAGTCTATTAAAGTGTTGTTATTAATTATTCCTTGATTTAAAAATTCTGTATTATCTATTTGTTTAGGAGCTTCAATTGTATTAATCCATGATTCATAACTTGGTGTTCCTTTGTAGTAACGCCCATTAGTTTTGTCCCAACTCATTTGAATACAACCAGTTTGTCCCCAATGTTTAAATTTAACCTTTTGTACATAAATTTCTGTTAAACCTGTTTCATAATCACGGTACACTGTAATTCCATTTGCTGTTTTATTGTAAAAATTAGCTGAACCACTAATAGAATAAAGATTTGGTATTTCATATTTACCAGTTGTTTTATCTTTTTGTATTTTAGTTGGATGAGCTACTAAAAAGCAATGTACTTTATTTTTTTCACAAAATATAGTTATTTTATCTAATTGTTCAGAAATATATTTAGTTTCATTAGTTGTGTATTGATGGTCAAGTTTATTCCAGGCATCAATTACAAATGCTTTAATGCCTTTTTTACGAACTAATTGTTTAACTGCAGCTAAAATATTATCTAAAGTAAAATCATTTTCAGGATTAATAAAAAAGAAATTTTTAGCGTGATATTCAATTAAATTTTTTAAATCAATAGGACTTATTCTGTTGCTACCTTCAAATGGTTTACCTGATATTTTTTCAGCAAATTTACTAAAGTGAAGTTCTAAAGGGTGGTTTTCTGGTGAATATAAAGCTGTTTTCCAATCATGTGAAATATTTAACCTACATAAAAGAAAATCAAGGAACTCACTTTTACCATGACCTGGAATACCTGTTATAGTTGTTAAATATCCTTCTTGAAACTTAATGTGCATATCTATTTCACCTACACCTATTCCACATCCTTGAGGTAAACCGTTGTTATAATATTCGTAAATATCACGCTCAATATCTAAGGCGTTAAATACACCAACAATTGGGAACTCTTTAGCATCATTAATTGAATCAATAACTGCTTTCATTCCGTATTTAATTAAGCAATCGTTGGCATCTTTGCAGTCTTTAAAAGTTATCTTACTACAATTTTCAAAGCCTAAACGCCTTGCTAATTCATTTTGTAGGTTTAAACCAGCTTTGTCATTATCTAAGGCTAATAAAAACTTTGTATTATCTGAAAACGAATCAATACAATTATCTAAGTATTCAAGATTAATTTTACCTAATCCTGCACCATTAGGAACTGAGAGTACATTTTTAAATCCACATTCATAAATTGCTAAAGCGTCCATTTCACCTTCACATATTATAATAGTTTCATTATCAATTGTGGCATCAAGGTTATAAAAAATTAGTTCAGCGTCTTTAAAAAGTTTAAAATCTTTATTTTTACCTCTTGATTTGATATTTATTAATTCTCCGTTTCTAAAATAGTTAAATTGAATAGTTGGTATTTCTGCTCTTGCTTGAGGCATCCATTCAACTGCTTCACTAACTTTTAACTCTAATAGTGTTTTTTCGCTAATTAAACGTGTTTTAAAGAACTTTAAACAATTTTCTGTATACTTACTTAGTTCAACTAATTTAGGACGTTTAAATTCAATTTGTGTGTGTTTTGGTTCAAAAGGTTTATTTTCTACTAAAACAATTCCACAATGATTGCATCTACCTGCAGATTTGTTTAAGTTAAAACTGAAACACTTGTCTGTTTTCTTTTTTCGAGTTGGTGAACATTCAGGACAAGTCATTTGATTTTCACCATTTTTATGAACATCAATAATGTATTCCTTTTTATCTGCTAAGTTAATTACTTTTAAATCCATTAGTAAACCATTTTTAAAGGTGAGTTTGTATCTATAATTTTGTTTTCAGGTTTAAACCATACTGCTTGAGCTTTTTGTTTCCAATTTTTAACTTTATTTCCTTTGCTATCTTGCCAATTTGCAATAGAGTAATAATCATAAAACTTTTGAGCTGAAGATTCAGAATAACCATTTTCAAAAAAATAAAGTTTGATATGGTTTATATTTATTTCTTCTTCTTCTTTTATTCTTATTTCATTCTTATTCTTATTCTTCTTTGTTGAAATTCGTTGAACGGTCGTTGAACGGTCGTTGAGCAATCGTTTAACGTTCGCTCGACTTTCTGCGCTTTTCTTACCATTGGCGGAGTTTACTTTTGATACATGATTAGCATCAATTAACTGTTCATCTAAGAATTTAATTGAAATTATATCATTTTCTACTTCAACAAATGTATTAATTAAATTTAATAATTCAACAGGATTTTTATATCTTTTGTTAATATCGTCAATTGATAAATTACCATCACGTTGCCAATATAAAGCACAAATATTAATAAATAAACCTTGAGTAGATAGCGATTCAAAAACTATATCACCAGTCATCCATTCAGATACAGTGAATTTAAAATAAGGAAAATTTTTTGCCATTTTTATTTAATAAAAAAACCCATGCCTTTGGAGTGAGGGCTCCGCAAGCAATGGGTTAATAAGTTAGTTAATTTAAAATAGCATCCCTCAATGCCTTAACTTTTACAAAAATAATAATTTAATATTTAATATGCAAATTAAAATAAACTTATTTGATTACTATTTATTTCATTCCACATAATTTTAACATCATTTCTACCATCATTTTTAATAATTGGTTTACAAATATTTTCACCCCAAACCTCAACCATTCTTTGTACACAAATTTGTTCTTTACCAATATCATAAAATATTTCTTTTAATCCACCAGCATTACTTCCATTTTTTGGTGCATTAAAGGCGTATAAAGTTGTTCTTGCGGTTATTTTACCTAATTTTATAACCTGCATAGCAAAATCCCTATCCTCTTTACCCTCTAAATATTCATTGTATCTTAATCCATTTATTTTTTTATTATCAACAAACACACATGAATCACAAAAACTATTATAAACCATGTCTTTTGTTTGAGACCATGCAAACTGACCATATTCAAGTGAACCCAATGATACATTATTTTCTAAAAATTGTTTACTAGCCATTTTTAATACCGTAAAATCAGAACGTATTAATTTTCCATTTTCCCTATAAAATAATCCAGTTATATCGTCATCCAATTGCCAGTAATTATCAATAAAATTATCCTCAGTATATTTTTTTATGTAATTTCTGACATAGGTTATTCCACCGTTATTTATTGGTAATACTATATAATTAAAATTAGGATATTTTAATTTATATTTTTCATAATCCTGTGGTTCTAAAACAACATTTATATTTTCTTTTTTTTCATTAGCAAATTGTAATAATTTTGAATTTTCCAATCTGTTTTTTGTTGGTATAAATATATTTTCCATTTTTTTTATAGTTTTAAATAACCTGTTTGATTCATTTTAATTTTTAATAATTCTATTGATGGTTGTTCACATTTATACATATATTCTCTATAATATAAAACAAAACTAATTCTAAGCCAATCTTCATTTGTATTTTTAAATTCTGTATTACCATGCCATTGGTGAACGTCTGTGAAAAGAATGTCTGTATTTTGAATATCAATAGCAACACCATATTGTGGCAAACAAAAATAACCTCCGTTCCAATCACCCTCACGGTAAACAATTAAATTTCCAAATCCATTAGGATAATCACCAGCATCTTTATGTACGGCTGTTCTAAAATTTTTATTAACGGTAACTGTTGTAAAGGCTGTATTTCCAATTATATAATTTCTATTTGTTAAATCAGCAATTGTTTTTTGTTTTTTATAATGTATTGGGCAAAGTTCATTATATTTTTTATCAATAAATTCAACAAATGGTATTCCATTTTTATATTCATCAAAATATTGACGAGCAAATGCTGTTTTTCTACATGTTGCAACAACACCAGAACCTGGACGAGCATCCATAAATCCAACATTTCCTGATTCAACAATTGGTGAACTATCAAATTTTGAAACAGTACCATCTTTTTTTATTTTATTTAAATAACCTCCAGCAGCAATTCCCCTACCACCGCCAGATATTATTGATTTTTTAAATGATTCATATCCTGTTTTCAAAATATCAATTGGAATTGAATTTTTTCTAAATCTAAATAAAAGATTTCCATTTATATCGTAACCATCTGAATCTTCTGTAATTAATAAATTATAATTTTTATCGGTTAAAAATTTAGTTTTTAAATTTTCAGCCTGTTTATCTGTTAATATTTTTTTTAAATTATATGTTTTCATATTTTTGTTTTAAAATTATTAATAAAAAATCACTTAAATTTCCTTTATCCTGGTATTCATCACCAAATTCTATTTTAATACCCTTTTTACATAATGACTTAAATAATTTTAATTCATCTGTACTAAAATACAACATTGTTGTTGTTATTTCGGTGTTATCTATTGGTGAATTATTCACCTCAAATTCATCGTCATTAAATAATGTGTCCATCATAATTTTTATTTTTTAAGTTCTATAAAATCCTCATTTTTAATTAATGTATAAATAAAATTGTGTAGGTTCTCATCCATTTGCATTACTGCTTTTAAACTTACTTCATCTAAATTATGGTTAATGGTTTTAACAAACATATCTGAAGCTCGAATTAAATCATTAAATTTTTGCTTTTCTAAGTGTTTAAAACGTCCTAAGAAATAAGTATACATTTCATTTTGTACCATTGCAAGTGAGCAGAAAACAATTAATGCTCTTTGTGTTTGTTGTTCTAATTCGCTCATAATATAACTTTTAGGTTTTTTGATTCACAATATTTTTTACTAAATGCTAATGTAACAATGTAATAACCTGTTAATTCATTTAAGCATAATCTTGGTTTTAAGATTGGATTTGTTTTGTTAAACTCACGTAAAGCTTCATGTAGTTCTTTCATTTGGTAGTATTTAATTGATTAATGCAGTGATTAGTATGCTGCTCCACTTTTTTATTATTTATTTTTTAAAAATATATTCTTTTGGAAATCTTTTTTGACATTCACTACCAACACCCATAACCCAAGCATCATCATATATGTTTTTATCATTTGCTGGATAGGCATCTGAACCCCAAATGCTATTAAAAAAGAATTGAGGGTTTTTTATTGCTTTGCCACAGCAAGGGCAATGTTCAAAACCTTGTTCATTTGCTTTATCTTTATTTCTTTCAAATAATTCAAAATTAGATATCATTGGAATATCAATAATATCTTTTGGTTGTGTTGTTGTTTCTGTTGTTGTCATGGTAGTATTTTTTAAGTTATTAATATGATGTAAAAATATAAATAAACTTTTGAATAAAAAAATTTATTTTCATAATATTTTGTAACTAATTGATTATCAATCTAATAAAATTCAAATTTAATATAATCTTGACCTTTATTTACTATCGTTTTGGTTACATGTAATTCAACAATATACCTGTCATCAAAGCCATATTTTTTAACTAAACAATCCAAAAAAGTTTTTAAACCGTTGTCAATATCACTTAATTTACTGCTATAACCAAAATCAATTTTTAAACGAATATTTTTTGTTGGAACGTCATATAATTTAGGTAAAATTAGCATCATGTTAGAAATAAATTTATTATATTCAGGCGTTTTAAATCTGCGACCTTGAAATGCTTTATTAATTGATAATGCTTTTATGTTTAAATTTATCATTTACGCAAATATAAATAAAAATAGTTATATTTGTTAAAAACTTATAAATTATGGCAGGTAATAAACCAACTCTTAAAAATGAAATTGTAAGAAAGTATTTAAAAAAGTTCCCAACAACGCCAAACGCTGCTTTAGCACGTAAAATATTTAAAGAGAATCCTATTCAGTTTAAAGATGCCGAAACTATTAGAACTATGATTAGAGCCATAACTGGTAATAATGGTTCATCACATAAAAATAGTTTAAAAGATAAAACATTAGTAAGTAAACCAAAGCCTTGCAATCCTTATAATTTACCAAATAGTTATGAAAGTGATTTTACTATATTTGATATTAAACAAAGTAGAATATTAATTTTATCTGACTTACATTTTCCATATCAAAACAATTCAGCTATTGAGGTTGCACTTGATTATGGCAAAGAAAAAAAAGTTGACTGCATATTAATAAATGGTGATTTGATTGACTTTGCAAACATTAGCAGGCACGACAAAGATTGGCGTTCACGTTCTATTAACGATGAATTTGAATCAGTTAGAACATTTTTAAAATCATTACGTCTAAACTTTCCAAACACACGAATTATTTATAAGCATGGTAATCATGATGAGCGTTGGGAGAAATTTCTATACGTTAAAGCACCTGAAATATTTGACGTTGCTGATTTTCAATTAGAAGTTTTATTGCGTTTAGGCGAATTAAAGATTGAAACAGTAAAAGATAAACGCCCTATTACATTAGGCAAATTAACTGTATTACATGGGCATGAGTTAATGGGAATGGGTGGTGTTAATCCAGCAAGAGCTACATTTACCAAAACATTAGAGGACACATTAGTTGGACATTATCATAGGACAAGTTCACATTCTGAGCCAACAATGAACAATAGATTAATTAATGTTCATTCTCAAGGTTGTTTATGTGATATGAAACCTATGTTTATGCCAATCAATAAATGGAACTTAGGTTTTAGTTATGTTGAATTAAACATTAAAACAGATGAGTATTTCTTACATAATAAAAAAATAGTTAATAATAAAATTTATTAAATTATGGCACTATTTAAGTTTAGAATAATTGACAAACACGAAAATCAAGAGTTTGGAGAATACGGTGATATAATTGGTAAGCCATTTGGCGAGTGGGCGTTTTTTAATTTTGCTTTAGAAACTGCTGAGGTTGTAATTGTAGCGTTTAGGAGCTATGTATTATTTGATTCAGAGGGCAATCCAAAAGAATGTACTAAGGTATATTTATCAGACGGCTCAATATTATTTGCCGTTAATAAATTTGATACTTTCGAAAAGAATTATTTAGAAAATTACATTCCTTTATTTGAGGAATAGTTTTTATGTATTTTTAAAAGCATTAAATAACCTATCAAATCAGTTAGGTTGTCTTCATTAAAACCTGTTAAGCCTACTTTATTAATTCTGCTTAATTTATCATTACATCGTGCAATAATACCAATTTCAACTTGTTTACGTTTATCAATATTATCTACATTAATAACCCAATCTGAATTAAAAATTGAACCATTGTAAGAAATATTTTTAGCAATTGCAAAGTCTCGCATGTTATCGTACTCTACTTTAATTAATTCGTTTATTGTTTCTAATTCCATTTTACAAAATTAACAAAATAATTTGAATAAAAAATTTTTATATTAAAATAATTATTATATTTGTAAAAAATAATATTATGGAAAAAACAGCAATTGAATATTTAATTGAACAATTAGAATTTGCATTACCTGATATAGAATGGAGTAATTATAGAAATGAAACAGATAAAGCCAAAGAAATACACAAGCAACAGATTATTGATGCTTATGAAACAGGTGATAAATATAAATTGGAAGTTCCAGGCGAACAATACTACAACGAAACATTTAATAAATAATGGCAAAACTAAAAAAAGACGGCAAACCTAAATTATCAGGTGGCAAACGTAAAGGAGCTGGCGCACCTAAGAAAGCGATTAAAAAGAAATCAGTTACTGTGTGTGTATACGATGTTGAACAATTAAAAAAAATTGCTAAGGGATTATGAAAGATAAATACATAATTGTAGATTTAAAAACAATGGACTTTATGATAAATAGTAAAGTTGAAATCACTTACTACGATACAGAAGAATATACTTGTGATGTTTGTGGCATATATGAGTTTGAAAATGTTTGGGTAATGAAATTAATTTATAATCACATAGAACAAGACTAATATGACACCAAAAGAACAATATTACAAATATGGCGAATCATTAGGTATTAGTATCAATGACTTACAAAGGCTTAAAATGTTAGCTGATAATTGCCAAGAAGATATGGTTGATAAGAAATATACTAAAAAAGATATGATTGATTTTGCATTTGATACATACTGTTATATTAATAAAATTATGAAAGTACCATTTAATAAAGTTTCTGAAAATGGAACTCATGCTGAAGAAAATTTTAAAGTATTTATTAAAAACAAACAAGACTAATATGAAGTACGAAAAGCCACTTTTAATTATATCAGTTATTGGATTAGTATTTATGCTATTCCACACTTGCACTCATTCCGATTATACAGATTATAAACCAATTAATGATAGCACGTTAATTAAAGCTAATATAAGCAATGCTAAACTATCAAATGATATAAGTGAACTCACTAAACAAACAGATAGCTTAAAAGCAATTAAAAAAGGTTTAAAGATAGTGTATAAAGAAAACATCAAAAGAATTTATTTGATAGGACCAGACACTTGCAAAACCTATTTTGATACAATTATTAAATGGCATGATAAAATTGATTTAATTAACGATAGCACTATTTCAATTCAGGATTCAATTATAAAAGACTATTCTAAAATGATTATTAACTACAAAGATATTGTTATGGTTAAAGACATCCAGCATTACAACGATTCATTAGCTTTAAGAAAGCAGAAACGAAGTAAAATAAAGGTAGGAGTTGGAGCTTTTTTAGGTGGGTTGTTAATTGGAATAATTAAATAAATAAACATGAATTTAGGTAAATTTATAAAAAAGAAAAATTATTATTCTGATATAGTATATGAATGGAATTTGCCGACTGGCAGCACGTGTCCATTTGCATTAGAATGTAAAGTAACAGTAGATAGAATAAGTGGAAAGTTTGATGTTAAAAAAGGTCAATATAGATGTTATGCTGCAAGTTCTGAAAGATTCCCAGCAGTTAGAGAACATAGATGGAAAAATTTTGAACTTGTAAAAAATGGAGGTATTCCTAAAATACCAAAAGATTGTAAATCAATAAGGGTTCACGCTTCAGGTGATTTTTTTAATCAAGAGTATTTTGATATGTGGGTTAAAATTGCTACTGAAAACCCAAGTGTTGAAATTTGGGCATATACTAAATCTTTGCAATATTGGGTAAATAGAATAAATGATATTCCTAATAATTTTGTTTTAACTGCAAGTTATGGAGGTAGGCAAGATTATTTAATTGAACAATATAATTTAAAAAATGTTATTGTTTATCCAAATCAATTATCAGTTCCAATAGAAAGACCTATTGATACCAACGATAATTGGGCAAGAAAACCTAAAATAAACTTTGCTCTTTTAGATAATATGAAGGTTTCAAAAAAATCAATATTAAAATAATAGTATTGATAATCAATCAGTTATATAAATTTATAAATTATTTTGAAAATATATTTTTTTATTCAAAATAAAGTATTTATATTTGTATCATATTATTAACCAATTAAAAAATACTACCATGAAAGAAGAAATCTTAAACAACGGCATCGAAGCCACAGAAACAAAACAAATCAACAAAGCAGCATTATATTTCGGTCTGCTTATAGTTGTATCAGTAACTGCTATCATTTCAGTAGGAATGAATGTAAGAAACTCAATTATCAATTCAAATTTACAGTATCAAATCCAACAACGTGATTCAATCATTTACACTTGCAAAGGCGAAATTGACGAACTAACTTTAAATGTTTACGAATTAAGCAAATAAGCCATGCCAGTTAAAAGAATAGTAATATCAGACAGTATAATCGGCTCAGTAGTTGAGAACGATAATCAGCAAAAGGCTCAATATTTAAACGCCCTTAATAGCTTAATCAATTCACAAGAGTTTCAATTTTATACACCAAGTAAAAAGGCTGCGGTAATAGGCGAACAAATAAACATTTATAAAGATATAAAACATGCAATTAAATAAACTAACAGAAACAGAATTAGACTTAATTATTAAAGGAATAGTTTTACAATTTGACTACATTGAACCAATAGATGACGATTATAATTTAAAGGTAAAAGCTTACATTTTAGATAACAATATGATTAACATTACTGCTAATTGGATTGTTGGCAATCACGAATATAACGATGACAAATACGCTTTTACAAGTGTTGAGTTCAAAGTAAATAAAGACGCTAATTTACGCAAGCTAACAAAGGAAATGAATGATGTGTTAAACGTTGTTATTGCTAAGGCATACAATAGCGAGATGCAGGATTTTGATTTTAAAGATGAATATTAAATATGAGAATAGTTTACGAAAAACATAAAAATATTTTTTTTAATGAAGATATTATAAAAAAATACAAATTAAAGGATTACTGTCACGTACAAGTATATGATGAAAATGATAATCTTATATTTTGGTGTGATGAAGAGGATATTATAGAAAATAATATAAAAAAATATAACAAACAAATAAAAACAAAAAAAACATGGAAATCAAAGGAACACTACACAAAAAAGAAGATACTGTTATTGTATCAGAAAAGTTTAAAAAACGTGAATTTATTATTAAAACAGATAGCAAATACGCTGAGTATTTAAACTGTCAGTTAGTAAATGATAAATGTTTTTTGTTGGATAAAATAAATAACAACGATGAACTAACAATTCACATTAATTTAAAGGGTCGTTTATGGACTAATAAATCAGGTGTTGAGGTTGCATTTAATACTATTGATGTTTGGAAAATTGATAACATTAATGCTTTGAATAATGATATTCAACCTGCAGCACCAATTGATGATTTGCCTTTTTAAAATAAATTTTTTTAATCAAAATTAATTATTATATTTGTAAAATAAATACTACCACCAAATGAAAACATTAATCATTAACCCTCAATTTGAAATGCCTGTGGTAGGGCTATCGAGTTGGGGGTTTCTTATTTAAAAATACTATGAAAAATTTATT